CCAAACTGCGATCGATTCAGATGCCATTTTGCAATCAGCGCCAGAACAGCAGCTGACAGGCCGTATTTGATTTTTGCGCTCATGGATATTTATCAGGATGCTACCAATGAAAGATACTGGAAAGCCAACTGCAAAAAGCTAACAACCCGTAATCGAGTTATCAGAACTGTTAATTTTTATGGTATACCGCGCCTCTGAACAGGGGCGCGTTTCTGGCAACAGCTCGTCCCCTTCACATAACCCGGCAGCAACATCCAAGAAGACCTGTCTGATGCTCCTTCTGGCTGCTGCCTCATAAAACTCCAGCGCGGCACCTTCAACACGGTCCAGCGAGATGTCCAGGTCAAAAATTTCACCGTCAAAGCGTTTTTTGTCCCGTAACGCTAAAGTTACCGTAACTTTATTCTCAAAATTGCGGATCCCTTTCACAATCAGTTCATAGTTTTGAGTCATTGAATTACTCTCCCCGTGCAGCCTTACGACGGTCCTCTCTGATTTTGAAATACAGGTTAGTCAGATATGTCAGCAGCCCAAACAGCAGACTCCCCAGCACGCCTATTGCCGCCCACTGAGACGGGGAAACCCTGTCCAGCAACTGCAGGAACCAGTAGCCCGTTCCCACCGCTGACGTGGTGTATGACACACCTGTTGTGATTTTTTCCATCTGGTACATACCCCGTCTCCCGTTATCCGGAAGCTGACAACAATAAAAAAAGCCACCAGTTAAGTACTGATGGCTCTGATAACTCATGCAGGCATCTCAGACGACCCACTGACACTACCGGTGAGTTTAACGATACCTTCCATTTGGCTGGCTCACTTTTTATGATGATGCCGGTGCATTTATCTCCAGCACCAGACTTTCTATCTCAACGCCATACGCTGCATTTTTGGTAATATCCGTCAGCGTCAGCGCATTCAGCCCCAGTGTCAGACTGTCTTTTATGACCTGGAATGCCGGGCCAGCCACTCCATTCAGTTTCGGAGTAACCGTGGCACTGCCGGCGGTGAACACCAGCTCCAGCGTCAGCCAGTCGTTACTGTAATTCCCGAACTCGCCCAACTTTGTGTTTCCTGCTTTCTTGTGATGCATCAGATTCAGTTTGCCGTCTGTGGTCTGGGTGAAGAACGACATCAGGAACGGGTTACCAGTCCCGGTCATCGCCACGACGTCAGGTAACGCTACATCGGTATACAGATAAATTCCCAGACCGAACTGGTTGTTGGTCAGTGCGCCTGACAGTCGAAACTTACAGCTCAGTCTGCCACCCCGTGTCAGCAGGGAGACTGCGTCATCCACCGGGCGCGTCAGGGACCAGGCTTTATTGCTCTGCTTGGTGATCTTAAATACACCATCTGACAACTGAACTCCGCCATTCTTAATGCTCCAGCCCTGCGCAGCAGCGTCTCCGGCTGTCGGCAACAGGGAGATTGTGCGTATGGATGCATCTTCAGACGGCCCCGATGGCGTGTCGCCGCCGGGCGAGGGTTTGATTTCCGGTGCCTTACCACTAATGAAGGCTAAGGTGCGACCGGCTACGTTCAGAATAGCAGTTGCCATACGATCGGGAATAATGCCACGACGCGCCCATGAGCTGAAATGCGTCGGGCGATTTGATGATACCCAGTTTTTGTTCGTTCGGGATGCCGAACCGTAATAACCAGACCCGGCAATATCAGGATCTTCTGACGGGTTGTTTGTCGGTGTATTAACTCCGCTACCATCGGTCATAAAGGGAACAAAATAAATCTGCTGGGATTCTTTACCTTTATATGCACCATATACCACTTCATATTGCGTACCGTGTTCTTGTTTCCACGCGTATGTCGTGTCGCCACAAATCCAGGGGACTGATGCCGGACTTCCACCGTGACACTGCGCCGCCAGCCCGGCAAGGTCAGCACGGAACTGCTGTACCATTGCAAGAAATGCTGCTGGCTGCTGGGCGTAACTGGCATTCGTCATATCGAATTCCCCCTGCATCCAGCATATCGCCAGCAAAACGTTTTTCGGGTTTTTCTGCAATGCTGCCTTCGTGCGGAAAAGCAGATCCTGATATAACGGCTTACCCACTCCCCAGCGAGCCGAATCCTGACTGGCCCCCGTGGACTCGCTGAATGTCCCCTCCGTGCCCTGGGTGAATGCCGAACCACCACAACAGCATGGTACCAGCAGGATCCCCGCATTATTAGGGATATACGGAAGCAGTTTTTTGGCAATATGTAAGCCCTGTCCGACACAGCCGTACTGCCCTTTGCTCAGGTCAGCCCGGGGATGGTTAATCGTACTCATATCCTGAACATCATGCAGACAATGGTCAGCAGGAATGATGTCGTTAAATACGCATACTTCACCACCGGGAGTCACTGTGTTACGACGGGCCAGTTGCTTAATGCGCGGATGGGGCGCATCGTATGAATCCGGAAGCGGAAGACCTTCACCGTAAGCCATGGCATTGGATTGCCCGGCCAGTACGATGACGTAGTACCACTCCGGCTCAGTTGCACCACTGACGACCACATCACCTTCTGCTGCAATCGCCTGCATCAGGGTATAAGGGGTTATGGCCACCGGACTACCAAACGGCTGCCAGCCCTCCTTCAGTTTTTGTGTCAGTCGTTTCGCAAGGTCTGACGGCGATGCCGCCCTGACCACGTCATAGTGTTTAAATGCCATGAATCCTCCCGGCCGGGATAATATTGTGAGTAAAATAAGGAGCGGGCTGAAGTCCGGAAGTTACAGGACAATGGCAGAAGAGAGACGACAGCCCGCAATTCGAAAAAGACCGCGCAGTTGCGCAGAGTGATTACTATGGGGTATTATTCGCCAGCTGAAATATTACTTCACGTTTTATTGTTTATTCCTTGCCGCCCGCGTCTCCCAGCGCGGGCTTTTTTTGCCCACAAGAAAACCCCTCCGGAGAGGGGCTAAAGCCGCGTATCTGTATCATCATGCACATGGTGCCGGGTGCCTCCCGGTGAGTTCAGCCCGGTGCCACTAAACCCGCGTCATTCTCGTTTTGATAATCAGAGATTATACCGTCACCAGTCGCCCCTCCGCTCAGGGGGATTCACCATGCCAGTTTCTTTTAACAAACTCCCCGCAAAACAGACAACTGTCAACCGTCTGAATTGTGAGACATTTAAAAAAAAGGCCCGCAAAAGCGAGCCAGGGAAAATAAGTGTGGCGCGTTGTACTGGATTCGAACCAGTGACCGATTGCTTAGAAGGCAATTGCTCTGTCCGGCTGAGCTAACAACGCATGATGCAGATAATGGACCGCCATCGGGGACTTGAACCCCGCGCAGCCAGCTTCGAAGGCTGGCGCTCTTTCCTGATGAGCTAATGGCGGTATGTGATGGTGGCCCTTGCTGGATTTGAACCAGCGACCTGGCGATTATGAGTCGCTCGCTCTCACCACTGAGCTAAAGGGCCGGGAGCCGCATAATAACGACGCGTAATTAATTCTTCAATATCATCCGTTCTGGCTGACTAAATCCTGTACTTCCCGAACCGTCTGCTCAAAACGTTCAGTCTCCAGCTCAACGCCAATTGCACGACGCCCGAGCGCCAGTGCCGCTTTCACTGTCGAACCCAACCCCATGAAAAAATCTGCAATCAGGTCACCCGGACGACTGCTAGCGCTGATTATCTGCTGCAGCATTTCTGCCGGTTTTTCGCACGGATGTTTCCCGGGATAGAACTGCACCGGTTTATGCGTCCACACATCGGTATACGGCACCTGCACCGTCACGCCAAAATACCGCCGCAGATGTTTATATTCACTCAGCAGCTCCGCATACTGCCGGTTCAGTGAGGTATACGTATCCACCAGCTGGTGGTGGAGCTTTTCCAGTTCACCACGCCGATGCTTCTCTTCTGCCACCCGGGCAAACAGCGCCTGTAATTTCAGATAATCGCTTTCATTCGGCAACTGCCACTGACCGGCACTGAACCAGTGCGACACCATGTTTTTCTTTCCTGTGGCATCTGCAATCTGTTTTGCCGTTATCCCCAGGGCAGCTCGCGCATCACGAAAGTAAGAAATCAGCGGGGCCATCACATGCTGTTTCAGTGCACTGCCCTTCGCCGCATACCCGGCATCTTTCGGACGATACGGCCCCTGATAATGTTCCGCGAACAGAATGCGCTCTGTGGCGGGGAAATACGCCCGCAGGCTTTCCTTGTTGCATCCGTTCCAGCGTCCGGACGGCTTCGCCCAGATAATATGGTTCAGCACACTGAAGCGTTCACGCATCATGATTTCGATATCAGATGCCAGGCGATGACCACAGAACAGGTAAAGACTTCCGGCAGGTTTCAGCACCCGCCAGAACTGCGCCAGACACTGGTCCAGCCACTTCAGGTAATCATCGTCGCCCTTCCACTGGTTATCCCAGCCCTCAGGCTTCACTTTAAAGTACGGCGGGTCCGTGACTATCAGGTCAACAGAATTTTCGGGTAACGACCGGATAAATTCCAGGCAGTCGGCGTTGATTAACTCACAACTGGATATTTTTACAGTATTAAGCATGGATCATTAAGCCTGTCTCTGATAGGCTCATTCTGCTTTTGCGCAAAGCAGTGGGCCTGAGGTTTGCTTGTGAACCCAACGCATGAGCAGATGGCTGGTGGGTGCCCCTAACACCCACCAGCCGCCCATTTACCACAAATAAAAAAGCCTTCACTGCGGAAGGCGTCTGTAACAACCGAACTGATAGTCTGCCAGACCCGCCATAACCAGCTGGGTCAGTATTAACTGGCAGCGTTCGCGTGAAAGGTAAGTATTCTGCGCTATCTCCCCGACTGTCGCCGGTTCGGTAACGCTTAATTCATTAAACACCACTCTGGCGGTTTCTGTCATATCCTGCTGTTTTAGCATGTCTTTTCCTTTTCCGGTTAACGTGACACACCAATAACTCTTGTCGAAAAAGCCAGCAAGCTGAAAGACAGGTATTCACCGCCACCAGCGCGTTTACTGTACTGACGCGATTTCAGTCATAAAAAACCCGCTCGGCGGCGGGTTGTAGAAACTCTTCTAACGTCAGGCATAAAACGCCCATCGTTATGACGAATTTACCACAGATTCCGGAAAAATCAACCTNACCTAGTTACCTTTTTTAACTGCCGCTCAGCCCATGCTTCTTCAATATCAAACCGGGTCACCAGCGCATCATAGAATTTCTTAACTGTTTTTTCCCATGACGCGCGTGTTATCTGGTTTGTCACCTCGCATATAGCATTAAATGCCTCCGTTGATGGTAGTCTTTCATAGCCACGACCACCACAACGCTGGCAGTCTCTGATAACAGGCATACCACGTTTTACCGACTCTTCACGATGAATGGCGACACCACGCCCACGGCAATCCTTACAGGCGGTGGAAACCTCACCCTTTCCGCCACACTCCGGACAGGCAACTTTTACCACCTCCCTGACTTTTTTCCATTCTTCCCAGTAAGACGGATACACACCTTTCGTACACTTTGCCCATACCGGCGGCTTACCATCCGGATACTGGACCTTGTTTGTAAAAACTACGCTTTCAATAAATTTTTCCCCATAGCAACAAGGGCACTGCTTTTTACTCGCTGCGCTGCGGGCATAATCCTCAAAAGCGTACGAAGCCATAATGCGCATCACTACCGGTTTTATTTCTGCCGGAAGTTTTCTCAACGCCGCCACACGATCGCACCGACTGAGTGCATAATCTGCCAGTAATTCTGTTGCCCGCGCCCTGTCATTCATACTGATGCCCATTTTCCCCAGGAACGCAGAAAACCCCATCTCAGCCCGATTCTGTGTCATGCCCTGCGCGGCCATCACATCAGTGATACTCAGCGCATCTTTTGACGTTGAGGCCGATGCATCGGTCAGGCAAGGGGATTTTGGGGAGTAGTATTTCGGTAAATCTTCCAGTTTCATTTTTTGACCTGCTCTTCATGCATTATGGGGTAAATCTTCACCCCCAGACGTCCACCAGATACTGGCTGACCACGAACGATATTGATTTCATCAAACTGCTCATCGTCCATTAACACTCCCGCATGTGTCAGTGCATCCAGTGGTGCTTTCAGGATATTGTCCAGGTCACGACGGCGCTTATCCGGTGGCTCTGCAATAATCTTTATCGCCAGTCTTCCGGACAGGCTTAATTTCAGTCGCTGCTGACGGACAATAAGCGCCACATCCCGGCGATAACGCTCACCGGCTTTTGATACAAAATATGTGTTGTCACGACGTCGCCAGTAAGTATTCACCGTCGGCGGATAAGGTAAAATAAACTCATGGCGCATCAGCGCAGCACCTCCTGCACCAGTTTTTCAAACTTTCCGACTCTGGTTTCCAGCTCTGCCACACAGTCCACCAGCTCATCTACTGCTTTCTGTGCGCGATGCTTCGCCTGCATCAGTTCCCGAAGCGCGGGTACCATATCTTTACGGATAGCGTCTTTTGTTATGCCCGTTTTTTCGAGTTGTTCAGCATGACGCAGCATTTCCTGCGCGTGTTTACGCAATTGTTCAGGGGTAAAAGTCATTGTCTGGTTGTTCAAAAGAAACGCTCCATCTTACTGCTGTCAGTTCGTTTATTACTGTATCTGCGCGGATTGCCGGGCTTCATGGGAGTGGAAAGCACCCGTGCACTTTCCTGGTCCACAGGCAGAAAATGTCCGTAGACTGGCCCCCTGAATCTCCAGACAACCAGTATCACTTA